CCCATACAATCAAGAATGACTTTGATGGGTTCAATAAATGACTTTTCAAATTGTAAATCATAATCGATATAATTGTCAAGCCCAAACTCTTTTGGTAATCTACCAGGAAAAGAAATAACGGTATTCTTAAAATGATTTGGTGTTTTAAGATAACTATACTTCAACTTCTCACCTTCTTGAATCAAAGGATACTTTTTGGTTAATCCTTTTTCTTTGAGATAATGATTATAAAGAATGGCGCCCTTAACATGAATTGGAGTACCAAGTTTATACAATGTCACCGAATCATAATATTTAGCCAAACCATTACAGCCTCTTGGTGAAGAAATATCTTCTGGTGGTAATGCCTTGAATTCTTCTTTAAAGTCCTCAATAAATTTGTGTACATCATCTTCTGTACCGGTTACAAGAAGTTTAATCAAATCATACATCTTAACACGAATGACAGATGGTGTTGAAGATTTAACCATTTCAAGACCCATGACTTTGAGTTGTGGTTCTTTGTATTGCACACCTTCATTATTATACACATTCAGAATATATCTTTTCTTTGCAGTCCAAATTCCTACATTAGAAAGACCTTCACGTTTCATTTCCATCTTTTGAGCATATGCACAAACATACTCTGCAAGCTCCTGATAACTTTTGTCAATAAAAGGTTGAATTTTATCTTCACATATACGGTCCATGATGGAGATAACTTTTGAAGTTTCAGTCTTTGTTTTAACAATGCTATCAACCAATGGACCAAGGTTGAGATAAATCGAATCTGTATCTGACGCAATAACATAATCTTTCTCACTTTTTAATATCCTGTTCATCCACTCATTAAGTTTAGCTTCAATCCAACGAATACTTAACTGGCCAGCGGTCGTAACACCAAGAGCCATACGCAAATCATAAAATCTGAAATACTGAGAGCCAAGAGCGCCGTAAGCAGAATTAAGTGATACTTTCTTTGCCAACTGGATGTTATTATATTTTGCAATACGTTTTTCAATTTCATACTTTTTAGATTCGTCAGTTTCATTTTCATATTCTTGCTTTGCGGCCAACATCATGTTCTTAAACTTCTTACGGTCTGTATACATTTCTTCCATCATCTTAGGTAAGAAACCTTGTTTGACAGTAGAAAAGAATTGGCCATTAGGAGTTAGTGTTGCACCTTTAAGTCTTGTTAAATCAACTTTCTTGGCCAACATCTTATTAACATCAACGCCTTGTTCCAGAATGTCACGCATTTCATCTGTGTAATCTTCAGGTTCAATCAGAGTTTCAGGACTAATATTATATTGCATCATCAAGTGAGGATACAAACTATTCAAGTCAAACGATGCCACCCAATCATGCTTGCCTACTTGAACCTCTTTAACATAAGCACCTTCAAACATACCATCTTTGTGTTTAGTGATACGAGGCGGTACAATGATATTCTTCTCATACAAGTAAGCATAAGTCAAAGAATCCCACATACGAGTTTGAGCAAAGACATCTTCAAAGTTTGTCTTGGTGTCATAAGCAAGAGTTACTGCCAGTTCAAGCAGTTTCAACTTATCTTCTAATTTGATAATGAGTTCAACGTCTTTGATGTTATACTCAATAAACTTTTGAAAGTTCAAACGATACAATGCGTGTAGGTTATCATATTCATCATAAGAGATTTTGCCTTCACCAAGTTCTACCTGTGCAATAGCATCAAGACGATAACTCTCTTGTGACTTACCGCCAGGAGCATACCATTTGTATAGTTCGATGTAGTCTAGTGATTCAACGCCAAGTAGACCATAAGCAATCATCTCTCGGCCATTGATTATAGTCTTTCTTTCAGAAATAAAATTCCAAGGTGACAACTTCTTAGTTTCTGGTTCGCCAAGAATTTTACGAAATCGATTGATGAGATAAGGTATATCAAAAAACTTTGTATTCCATCCTGTAATGATATCAGGATACTTGTCTTTCCAAAATGCCATGAATTGTTTGCAAAGAGAATACTCATCTTTACAACGAACATAAACTTCATTACCTTGTACTTCATACTCACCACAGGCAAATACAAAAGGAGTTTGATTTAGAAATTTGATACAGATAGCGGTGATTGGTTCGTTTGCTTTGTATGGGTCAGGAAATCCATTCTCTGAACCAACCTCAATATCGATTACGGCAATCTGAACCTTATCATAATCATAGTCGACCATGCCACGATGTTGTTCAGCGATATAAGCATATTCAAATCGTGTTTGACCATAGATTACTGGAGAACCTGGCACTCCATCAAATTGCTTGATGTAGTCTCTAGCAGCACGAAGGTCACCAAAGACTTTTTGGTCAAGTGGTAGACCATCTAATGAAGAATAAACACCTTGTGGGTTTTTACGAGAAGGAAGATATAATGAAGGAGAATAATCAACTTTCTCCCTCACTACCTGACCATCACGAATGCCTCGATAGAGAATACTGTTACCGAAACTTTGTACATTAGTATAGAAATTGCTCAATTTAGCCTGTAATCAATGATTTTTGTGGAGGAACGATAATACCAGCACCAAAGATTTGTTTATAATTACTAATAAAATCTTCAGCAGGAACATAGGAGTATACTACACTACGCTTAGAAATGGCAATAGTGGCATCTTTCTTTTGTTCAGCATGAAGCGGGAATGGGGCCAGTCCAACACTAGGTTGACCATCTTTACCACGAACTACAGCAATACCAACTGGATTACTCAATACATATTCGGTCTCAGATTCCGATTCAATTTCACTCAAAACCTCTTCTCCGGTCGTTAATTTCAATACTTTAATGTCCATTATTTTCTCCTAATAAAATTGGTATAAATATACTTGTTACTTATATTGATGCTTTGGTGATTATATACGATTAACCAACGATTGTCAATACAAAAATGGATTTTTTTAAATTAGTTGCCGAACTTGGCTTTCCAATTGCCGCAGCGATGGCTGCCGGTTATTTTGTATTCCTGACCTTGAAATTTATTCTGGCAGGAGTCACTTCTTCTGTGAAGTCTTTAAGTGGTATTATTACTGCTTTAGACAATCGTGTTAAAACCATGAATCATGATGTTATCAGAATTGATACTCTAATGTCAAGCGCATTAGGAGTTAAACCTGACACCGACCGTATTGCTCGTGCAGACGGCAAAAATGATGCTCGAAAGGACTAATTATGCCATTATATAAAGAATTGGATGATTTAGAAGATATCGCCATCAATTTTGATGATGCGGCTCGTTTGGCTGCCACTCAATTGCTCGATATCGATAGTGAGTTAGCATTACAAATTATGAAGTGTTCTTCTAGTTTTATGAAAATTGCTAAACAAAAATACAAAGAAGAAGTATAATGGATCCAGTAGAATTAGTTAATAAGTATGGTTTTCCTATTGTTGCCGCAGGCGGCATGGGTTACCTTATATTTTATGTGTGGAAATGGGCAACACAAGAAATTAAGCCTGTTTTAAGTGAAGCAAGTAATGTTTTGATTGCTTTGATTGACCGTGTCAGGATGTTAGATAATGATTTGATTAGATTGAATCAAAAGCTAAACATCGTATTGATGTTACGGGAAATTAAGGATGAAGATAAACAAGATACTAAAAAGTCTAGTTCTAGCGTTATTAAGTAGTTCCGCTTTTGCTACAACTATTGCTGATTACCAGTTTAAGAGTCCTTCTTTAAATGGTAATGGGTACGGCGCATTTCAAATGGCATTGGAAAATGAGCAATATGCTCGTTCACAGGCTATTCTTCAAGCTATGGAAGCTGCAAAGCAACAAGCAAAAGCAGATGCCGCCAATACACCAATCAATCAATTTCTAACAAACTTAGAATCCCGTATTTACGCTCAAATTTCACAGAACTTGGCAACTGCCATGTTTGCTGGTGGTTCATCTACTTCAGGTCAAATGAACTTTCAAGGTAACACAATATTTTGGACTAATACAGGTACAAATATTCAATTACAAGTAACCGATAATGTCGGTAATATGACCACAATTAATGTGCCACTTGGCTCATTTAATATTACAGGAAGTGGTCCATGAAAAAATTATTGTTAATACTATCAGTTCTTATTCTTTCTGGTTGTGCTATTTCACAAAAAGCCGGCCAAATGGTTGGCGTTGAACATGAGCCAAAAGTATTAGAGAACAAATTACAAAAAGAGTTCGATGAAATTCCACCACCATCTAAAGGCAGATTGGTTGTAGCAGTTTATCAATTCACAGATAAAACAGGACAACGTAAAGCTATTCCTGGTATCGCATCATTTAGTACCGCAGTTACACAAGGTGCTGATGCCTTATTGATTCGTTCATTACAAGATGTTGGTCATGGTAGATGGTTTGATGTAGTTGAGCGTGGTAACATTGATGCTCTTACTAAAGAACGTTTAATCATTACACAGATGCGACAAGCATATGAAGGTCCGCAAGCACAAAAATTAATGCCTTTAACTTTTGCTGGTATTATACTTGAAGGTGGTATTATTGGTTACGATACAGGTTTAGAATCAGGCGGATTAGGTTATAACTTTTTAGGTATTGGTCCAACAACACAATACAGTAAAGATATTATTACTGTTAGTTTAAGAGCAATATCAGTTAATACAGGTAAAGTATTGGCAACTGTAACAGTTACAAAGATTGTTTATAGTACAGCAGATGCTATAGCAATTTTTAAAAGTATCGAACCAGGTGGAATAGGAAGTATGATATCACAGATTGGTGCACCCAACAATGGGTCGGTAAGTCCAACTGCGGCCATCTTTCAGTTTGAATCTGGTTTGACAATCAATGAGGCAACAACTATAGCATTAAAGACAACAATTGAAGCAAGTGTGGTTGAATTAATTAAAGAAGGACAAAGAAAAGGTGTTTGGGATTATGGTACAATCATGGAAGCACAACCTAATCCAACCATCTCAGCAACGCCGAGTATTCCATTGGGTATGTCTAGTAAAAAAGACACGCCAGCGGATGTGGCAGCCAAGATGGGAGTAGTAAAACAATAAGGAAAAGAAATGAAAAAGAGCTTAAAAGGCGCTGGCGGATTGTCGAGAAAATTATCCGCAATTCTAATGACAGCTGTAATGCTGTTGTCGGGACTGGCAGTAGCCGGAGATAATACCATTTATATCAATCAGTCAGGAAGCAATTCGACTATTGGTGTAACACAAAATGGTGCAGGTAATGCCGTAGAAGGAGTTCAGACTACTGGTTCAAGTGCAACTACGCCGGCAGTAATCAATGGCAATAGCAATCAAGTTACTGTTAATCAAGTTGGTACAGGTGATACTTTACAACTAGGTATTCAGACTACTGTTGCGAATGGTATTTCAAATGGTAACAATTATAGTTATTCTATTACAGGTAGCAACTCTACTGCTGTCATCAATAGTAACAATGATGGTTCTGGAACAAGTGCAAGCAACAATGTTAATGTAACTCAAACAGGTAACAACTCTAATTTGAATGTGAATATTTTAGGAACAGGAAACAATCTAACTGCAACAACTGCTGGCGGCACAAACAATAGTGTGGTTGCAACTGTTAATGGTACAGGCAATAATGATACTGTTAATATGAATGGTGGCGGTTCAAATAGTTTTACTTTGAATCAAGGTAATTCTACAACTGCTTCTACCACAAGTTCTGTTACATTGAATTCTACTGGTGCAAGCAACACATTTGGTATTACACAAAATGGTGGCACCAATGGCAATACTGTTACTGTTGGAGGTTATAGTGGATCTACTACAACACCAAGTGGTTCGTTAAATGGTTCTAGTAACTCTGTAACTGTTTCACAAACAGGTAATGCTGATAATACATTTATTCTTGGTTTGACAGGAAGTACTAATACATTTAATGTTACACAAGGTGCTGCAACAGGTAATAACACCACAAATATCCAAAGTAGTGGCAGTAACAACACTTGGACTATTCATCAAACACATTGATTGGAAAAACTATGATTACGCTCAAAGAACTGATTAAAGAATATGAAGAAAAGAATCCTGATAATACTGAGTTTCTTGATTTTGCTGACTTGCTCAGTCCCCACATTAGCAGCGGTGGGGACAATAACGGAGCAAGTGAATACACCAGCATCAATACAAAGAGCTAAAACAACTTTAACCGGCACCAAAGGTACTGGTGTCGAAATGGAAGATGCCATCAATACCAAACAAGGTAAGGTTGGCATCATTTTTGCCGATAATACAAAAGTACAAGTAAATGAAAATTCTAAATTGGTCATTGATGAGTTCGTTTATGATCCAAAAAATAAAGGTGCTGGAAAACTGGCTCTCAATATGGCGGCCGGCACGGTCCGTTATGCCAGCGGCGCCATCGCTCACGACAATCCTAATAAAGTTGCTATCAACACTCCTACCGCTACTGTGGCTGTCCGTGGTACTGATTTCACAGCTACGGTTGATGAACTAGGTGCCAGTACAGTAATTTTATTACCTAGTTGTCCTACAAAAAATCCAATAGATGTTGAACATGAATGTAAAACAGGTAAGATTGAAGTAATCAATGATGGCGGTTCAGTTACATTAGACCAACCATTTCAAGCCACTAAAGTTACAGCTAGAAATGTGGCGCCCACAAAACCTGTTACAATAAAATTAAATGAAGATAGTATTAATAATATGTTGATTCTTGCACCACCACAAGAAATTAAAAATGCTATTAAACAACGTGAAGATGAAAAACAAGGTGTGGTGACAGCGTTAAGCCAAAACTTCTTACAAGGTGTGGATTTAAGTAGTGTCTTGGCAGCAGAAAATTCTCAAATTTATACCAATGCTTTACAACGTAATTTTTTAGACCAAGACTTTCTTGCAAATGTTTTACAATTATTGAATGAAGAACTATCACAAGAATTTGGCAATTTATTGGCACCACAAAAGAATAGTTTATTGCCAGACTATAATTCTAAAACAGGTGTAGTGGCCACAGTCGATGCTATATCAGTTCAGTTGTGTCGGTCGGATGCAGGTAGTAATACTTCTTGTATCACAACACCAAAAACACAAAACGCAACAGTAAGTCAAACACAATCAGGTAATGTAACTATTACTAACCGCATTAATGCCGGTGGTAATACTTTCATAACCACCAAACAAAACTAATGAAAATATTATTCACATTTCTTCTTGCTGGATTATTAGGATTTTGTGCACCAAAATCTTATTCACAAACATCAGGATTAAATTATGTAACTTATGCTGGTACTGGTGCCACGCCAAATTATACAAACTTGGCATATCCAAATCCATTGAGTTTAGGTATAGTAAGTAATATTAATTACAATTGGGGTAGTGGTTATGTTTTAACATCAGGTCGTGTTGACCAAGTTATTATTCATTTTACTGGATACATCAATATACCTACTGCCGGAACATATACATTCGGGGGTAATGCAGATGACGGATTAGTTATAAGCATTAATAATACTACTATAATTAATAGTTGGCAAGAAGATGGTGGTAGTTTCAGACAAGGCAGTATTAATTTACCTGCTGGCGCTGTTCCAATTAGTGTTTGGTATTATGAAAACGGTGGCGGTGCATTAGTCAATTTTCAATGGTATCAAAATAATAGTTGGCAGGTTGTTCCTTCCACAAGTTTGTATACCAGTATGCCGGCACCACAGTATACTAGTTCAATTACCGGCGGCCAGTCGGCTCAAGTTTCTTCAGTAGTCACTAGAATGTCCGGTGTTACTACTGCTTCATCAAATAGTATTTACATTAATCAAACAGGAAACGGTGATGTTATTAACATTACACAAGTTGGTTATGCTAACAAAATTGATGGTGCAAATTATAATAGTTCTACTGGAGTAGCAGGTTATCAACAGTCAGCACCTATTACTGGTGGTAGTAATAATATTACCATACGACAAGGTGATCCTATGGCAAAAACAGGAAATAATTTAATAGATTTAGCTGCAATTGGTGGAAACAACACACTTAATTTAAATCAAGGTACAGATGTTAATGGAAATTATACAGGATTAGACCAAGGCGGACACTATCAATTTGATTATATCAATGGCAGTTATAATAATATTACAGTAGTACAAGAAAATACTGGCGTATCAGGTAATCAATTTTCTAGTTTAGTAGTTATTGGTAATTTGAATACTGTTGGCATCACACAAACGGGTAATGCACAAAAACAATTATTTGCTAGTGTGACCGGTAATAGTAATACAGTTACTACTAGTCAAACAGGAACAAGTAAAGATTATCTTAGTATAACCACCACAGGTAATGGTAACTCAGCAGTAGTTACTCAAAACAACAGTAGTGCTTCTGGTGCTAACGCTGCCACAATAGTTCTAAATAATGCAGGTGCACCAGCTTCAGTAAACGTAACACAAACTGGTGGACAAACATATAACATCACTCAAACTTGTGTAACTACTTGTGGAACAGTAACGGTACGCCAATGATTATAGTTCAACTTCTTGGTGGAGTATTTGGTTGGTGCCTTGTATGGGCAATAGTATATGTTTGCGATAAAAGAGAAGAATTAAAATTAGAGCGTGATTTGAAAAATATACGAAAACAATATGAAAAAAATTAGAAAGTTATTATTATCTCCGTTGACAGCTTTATTGACAATGGCATTATGTATTTGTGTTTTTGTTGATAAACCTGCTTTTGTTGAATCGGTAAAATACAGATATCTTGATACTGTAATTACTAGTAAACCAGTAACACAATCTAAAGATGTGGTGATTGTTAATATTGATGATGAAACTTTAAAACAAAAAGGTCAATTTCCTTTTCCAAGGGGCGAATATGCCAAAATTATCCGAGATTTGTATCAACGTGGTGCTGGGCTTGTTGTGTTTAATGTTTATATGCCTGATAACGATAGGTTTTTTCAGGATGATGCTTTGGCTAACACATTCAGGAAGTATCCAGTAATCCTTCCACAAGCTGGTTCTAATGACAAACAAGGTAGTGTTATTCCATTTAGACCTGGTGTTTCAGTAATTGGTGAAGGTTTTGCCGGAGTAGATTATAATTCAATTCAACCAAATGTAAAGGCCTTAAATGAAACAGCTGCTGGCATTGGTATTGTTAATACTTTCCCCGAAATTGATGGCGTCACACGTCGTGTGCCAATGGTCGTACAGTCCCAAGGATTGTTATACCCTTCAATTAGTCTTGAAACCCTCAGAGTTGCATCAGGCGACCCAAGCTTCCAAGTTAAAATTGGCGAATACGGAATACAAGCGGTCAGAATTCCTAAATTTGGAAAAATCACCACAGATGCAGTCGGTAGAATTTGGGTCGATTGGTCAAGCAAACCAACAGAATATTCTTTATCAAAATTACCAGAGAACTTTAATAATTCCATCGTCATTGTCGGTCTCACAGCCAAAGGACTTAATAACCCCGTTGCAACAGCTACCGGTGCAGTCTATCCACATAATCTTCAAGCAGCAGTACTAAGTACTCTCATTTCAGGAACAAACATCTCCAGGCCTGATTGGGCTGATGGAGGAGAGTTATTATACACAATTGCATTATGCTTAATAACTTTATTTTTTACAAGGTACACACATGGTTACATCGCAATCTTCTTTGTGGCAGGAATCACCTATTTCGGAAGTCATGAACTATTTGATAGATACCAATACCTCATTGATATTACTTTCCCACTTTTCACCATATTTTTTACCTTCACACATGGATATGTTGTCAAATTTGTGTCTGAATGGTATCAAAAACAACAAATCAAAAAACAATTCGGAACATACCTCAGTCCCGCATTGGTCGAAAAACTCCAGAAAAATCCTGAACTTCTTACTCTCGGCGGAGAATCAAAAGAATTATCCATTATGTTCACCGATGTTAGAGGTTTCACTACAATCTCTGAGCATTATGGAAAAGATGTTCAAGGATTAACTAAGATTATGAATCGTTATATGACTGCTATGACGAAAAAGATTTTAGAAAACAATGGTACATTAGACAAATATATTGGTGACGCACAGATGGCATTTTGGAATGCTCCTGTTGATGAACCTAATCATGCAAAGATGGCGGTTAAAACTGCATTACAAATGATGGAGAGTTTAGATGAATTCAATACTGAAATTACTAAAGAAGGCATTCCACCTTTTGGTATGGGTTTGGGTATTAACACCGGGGTCGTTGTTGTGGGTAATATGGGGTCTGAGCAACGTTTTGACTATACCTGCCTCGGTGATACAGTCAATCTCGCATCTCGTCTTGAAGGTCAATCAAAGCCTTATGGAGTTCGCATTGTCCTTGGTACATTAACCGCAGAACAAGTGAGGGACGAATATCCTGTTGTTGAATTGGATTGTATTGCTGTTAAGGGTAAAACAGAAGGTGTAAAGATATTTACTTTAGGTAAACCTAATTATAAACATCAAACGTACTTAGATTGTTACTACTCTGGTGACTGGACTAAAGCAAAGAAACTCTGTAAAGAATTGATTGAAGAAAACAATGAATTGAATCAATACTACAAGAATATGTTAGAAAGGCTGGAAGAAGGTCTTCCAGCCAATTGGGATGGTACTTATCGTGCTACTTCTAAGTAATTAAGCGTAAGTTGCTGGATCTTCAACTGCACCAGCGGTGTGAACTAATTCTTCGTTATGGTCATAAACTTTAATAGCATGGCAGTTTAAGCTTCTAGCAAAGTTCATGGCTTGCTCAAAATTAGCAAAAGAATTGATGAAAGACTTTAATTGACCATCATTCCAGATGTGAGATACGACTTTATGAATTGTGTGCATTTGGTTTTCCTTTAAAGGAAGTATTTATTCCAAATCTTTTTTGTCTTATTTGTGTAACGTTTCAGATGGTACTGATTCCTAAAGACATTTAACTGTGGATGTTTATAGGCTTTCATTAGAGCTCTGCAAATATCTTCACTATTTGTTGGGTCGGCATTGTTGAAATAACTAGACCATGGAATCTCAGAAGAACCAATCAAAGGTATTCCTTGAGAGGTCAAATCAGCACCAACAATATTAAATGTTTCAGAAAAACTACATTGTAATCCAATGTCCATCTGTGAACACAATTCTAAGAATTCTTCTCTTGGTGTCCATTGATGATTGATTAATTTATGACCTTTTTCGTGTAGATGCTGAAAGAGACCTTTGAGATTATTTTGAACTGGACTACCATTCATTTCGATACGACCAGCATTGATATGGAATTTTAGTTGTTTACCTAATTTCTCGGCAAATTCAATGGCAGCAAATGCTTGTACCATATGATTCTTTAATGGCCGCACGGCACCAAAACAACAAATATCAATCCAATACTTGTCAGTATCTAGTTCTTTCTTTTTGTATGCTTGTGGATAAAAATTAGGCAAATAAATTACTTTGTTTTTACCCAAGTATAATTGAACTTCTCTCAACATTCTAGGTGCATTACAAGCAACTACGATATTCTTAAACTTAGCATAATCACCAAGCCAATCCATTGCCATTCCTTCTCCTGCCATAAAAGGCATTTCAGAATGTAAACGAATAATCCATTTAACTTTTGGATGTAATTTTTGTAATACGGAAAATTTTGTTGGAACAACCCATAAGGCTTCAATGATTACATGAGTTGGATTATGTTGTTGGACTAATCTATCAATACAATTATTATCGATAGCAACTTCCAAAACAGAATCAATGCCACAACCAAGTAACATATCATTCATAAACTTGGCTGAATTATATAAGCCAGTACTTAATCCTAATTTGTTATGTACCTTCGCATTGAAATCTTCTCTGCGCTTGAGAATGAATAATATTTTTGTCACAATTTAATTACCTAGTCAATATATTAAATGTTTATTTAGTTATCTTCCCCTTCCACTCCTTCGCATTGGAGCGGAAGATTTTGGTGCTACAGGACCTTTATTTTTAATATTAGGAATATTCTTACGGCCTTCTACCATTGGTACTCGTTTGGTGCTTGGTTTTACCGGTTTAATTTCTTTAGTCATAATATCTCCTTATTGGTTGCGGAGGATGGAATCGAACCAACGCCCCCTGGATTATGAGTCCAATGCTCTACCTCTGAGCTACTCCGCTATACCTTTACTTATTCTTTCACCAACTCATAGTCCCACTTACTAACACCACATTCAGGACAAGGCACTTCATCAGGCAAACTATTCCAATCTTCTACGGATAAAATGTGGCCGCAGACCACGCAACGATAATATTCCATTATAGTGTCTCCAAAATTTGTTTATAGGCATTAGCGTGACGTTCTTCAACACCTTTAAGTGCCTTGAAACGCTTCTCTGCTTTTTCTAATACTGCCAATTTTGCTTTGAATTGTTCAGCGTGTTCTTTTGATTCAGAAATTTGTTCAACGAATTCAGTAGATGCTTGAGCATTCTTTTCGCTGATAGCATTTTCTAAGAACTGAGGATACATTGTAGTGAACTCATATGTTTCGCCTTCAATGGCTTTTTTTAAACATTCTTTTGTAGATGGTTTACCGATGAGTAATTCGAGGTGACCCCAAGCGTGTAGAATCTCTTGGTTTGCTGTATGTTCAAAATGTTTGGCAACTTCTTCAAAGCCTTCTTCACGAGCAATTTTAGCAAAATAACGATACTTGATATGAGCCATTGATTCGCCAGCCAATGCACTCTCAAGGTTTTGTAATGTAATAGACATATTTACTCCATAGTTAAAATATTATGTATATCTCAAATCAATAAATTTTAGTTATTGCCTTTATGATATGTTTTGATGATTGTTATTAAGAAAATCAATTATTGAGGATACTGTCGTGTGTTTAATAGGCGTGTCGTAGATTAAGCGTTTAAGGCCATTCTTTCGAACTCTACCACCGCCTACCCCAGCTTACAGCTTCCTTCCGTTCTCAGCATACGGAAAATCTCCAGATATTGGATCATACCGCCGGGGTGTTGATGTTCCTTGACAGTTAGGATTGCTTATCCTTTACCGCACATCCTCAATAATTGGCTCCAAAGGCTGGGCTCGAACCAGCGACCAAATGATTAACAGTCATCTACTCTACCAACTGAGCTACTTCGGAATAAAACTGGAGCGGGATATTGGAATCGAACCAATGTTATCAGTTTGGAAAACTGAAGTCCTACCATTAAACGAATCCCGCATGGAGCGGAGTGATGCTTTGCTCACCTAACAAAAGATGGTATCTTTTATCGTACTATTACTCTCCGCATATGTAATACTATAACATCTTAATTATAAGAAGTCAATACAAAAGTTTGGTATATTTGATGGTGCCCCAGCACAGAATCGAACTGCGAATTGATGATTACAAATCAACTGTTATACCATTTAACTACAAGGGCTGGGTGATTGTGTTTGGTGCTTGAATCCACGGTGACCCCGCTCTTCATGGCCGGTTCTTGCTTTGGTCGACATTAACAAGTTTTCGGTGTTCCATTGTAGTCACTACACAATCAAAACTATTTCCAGCCTAATGGCTCCATTTCAATAGGAGAATCAGGATTAACTACACCAGTAAATACATTCCACAGTTTTTCTTCTGTGGCAAATTTGGTAAATAGTCCAGATTCCATTCCATGAGCTTCGATTTCCCATGGTTGAACCCAATAGTCTGTATTATCAGGATCGATCCTGAGACCTTTCCAACGAGTTAAGGTCTCGTTTGTTTCATGATAAGCATACTGTTTAATATGCGTCATTTCATGTGCCAGAGTCTTTAGGATCTCAGTAGCACCAATACCAGGATGAATCTCTATTTCAAATTCTCTAGCCTTACGAGAATCGTTATACTCCAGAATAGAAGCATAACCATAGGCCTCTATTTTTGGATTAAATTTAATCCGTAAGTATATGTTTTCCAACAATTTTTGCGAGATAAGTTGTTCCGCATAGAACAATACGGCACGTTTTACATAGGGTCTGAACCGCTTTTTATCGGGACAACCAACTATACTTAGCTGCATTTAGGTCACTCCTTAGTAAATTGACCCAATAACTAGCATAACCTATAACTTCTCACTCAAGCGTATTTATCGCCTTGCATCTCTTGTAATAATATTATAATAAATCTTTTCAGGAGAAAAGAAAGATTGTAGACAATCCGTAACCCTTTGATTTTCAAAGTCTTTACAACTGAATACATCAAGGTAGAGGTCTCCATTATGGTCCAAGAAGTGTGCCATAATATTGGAAGTCTCAATTAACTGTATGGCCGTGAAGCCTGCTTTTTCTGTATTATCTGCAAAGTGTACCACTTGTGGTTCACCAAAAGGTACCATTTCAATCTGTGTTACCAGTTCTTTAATAAAATGCCTGATGTATTCAGGATCTCTGGCTCGGTCTAATTGGCACCCTTTGGCATCAACGACCATATGTTTACCCCAACCTTGCATTACCATTCTCCATTGTCGAACCAAACACGGATAGTGATTGGTAATAATTCAATCAACAAAGCATCTTGTTCCCAAACCTCATTGGTTTTATTGTATTTGAATGAGATTCTCCAATGAAACGGATTTAATTTCAAGGTAATATTACAACCAGAGTACATTAGCCAATCCATTACAATCCTTTCAAAGTATACTTTGTGATTTTATCTTTTAACATTGAAGGTATATCTAGGTAAGGCCATTCCAAGTAGAAAGGACAACCATCATTACCCCATTTATTGTCATGTAGATATTTTCTAACAAGTTTTAAATCTTCTTTGCTGCTAGGTTCAAACAATCTGCGTTGATTAATATTCCAAATTTCAATACGATTCATTTCACATACTCCATATTATCTTTACGCATATAATGTACCACCTGATTTTTCTTTGGGTCAGGTATTTCTCTTACGACAGGAAGAAAAGTTACACCGTCAATCTCATTGGTTGCCCAATTTGAATAGGTATAGAAGATATCCGTACCATTTTTGGCACGAACTTTTTTAAGTATGGCTTTGGTACCTGTATGACCAGGTCTAAGATTCTTTTTCATGATATAATTATAACTCAAAAATGGGGGTCAGTCAAGACCCCCTATATTATTTGCCAACCGGATAATTTAACTGTTCCCATTCCTCATCGGTAACGGGCCACCAGTTATTCATCTTTGGATTTTACGGCAATCTTCTTCACCATATCCTGTGCTTTTACCATATTTTCTAGCCAGACTTTAAGCATACCATTTGCAATTTCGGCATCTTTAATCTCTACCTTATCGGCAAGAGTAAAGGTACGATTGAAACTGCGATTAGCAATGCCTTTATAAATGAAACTAGATGGATCTTCATCACTTTCAACAGCTGCACCACGGATAACCAACTTATTACCTTCTAAGGTAACTTCAATGTCCGTCTTAGCAAAACCAGCAACTGCCATTTCAATGACATACTTGTTTTCTTTGACTTGTTTGATGTTATATGGAGGGTAACCAGGTGTTGCCTTGGCGACTGTCTCAGAGATATCACGGATTTGGTCTAATACATCATCAAAACCAACTGTGAATGGATCCAAAGACTTATGGAGGGAAGCCCATTGTGGGAATAAAGATAAAGTTGCGCTTGTCATATTTTCTCCTTAATTTAAGCGAGGTTATCAAAACTGCCGCCTCAAATGAGCACGGCACATAATTGTATCAGTATTTATACTACTTTGTCAATAAGAACCTGGTTTCTTACCAATATTGTATTTTGGTGTCAATTCCCAACCATCCTTCTCTTTATGAGACAGGATCTTAATTTGGGAAAGAAAGATTGGTGCTGGTGTTTCAATCTGTTTTTGATTTACCACTTTTACCAATCCCCAATCTTGTAACAACTTGGCAATGGCATTCCTGCGAGACAAGTCATTTTCTGAGATATCAGTAGGTTTACCATCTAAAGCAAACAGTTCTTTAAAGTGTACGATGTAATACTTACCTTGCTTGTGCAAGATATGGCATGATTGGTACAGGATTCTGTCTTTTTTGGAAGCTACACCGATGCGTGTAAGAGTTTCACGAACCTTCAAGAAATCATCTTTTTCACCTAATGTAACTTCAACTAAATCTATAATTGAAATCATTACTTGGTCACTCCGCCTTTTTCTGTAATTGTTCTTATTTCAGCGATTTGGTCATCATTTAGAATACGCAAAGCTTCTTTGGCCTTTTGACTATTATATCCAAAGTATTTTTTAACGGCTTCTATATCTTTGTCGGCCAATGTTTTCTGCCACGGTTGGAATTTCCGTTTCATTGACCTGATAGTATTTAGATAAAACAAATACTGCATATCTTTATCCAACGCTGGATTGATGTTCATCTCGTTGGCATATAGAACACAGTCTTGGTGAAATGACAAGGCTCGATTGACTACAAAAGGTACATAATCTTTATAATCATGTTCATCTTGGAATGGATTTTTCTTAGTTTGTAAGATTGAAGGTACAATCTCTTTGAATAAATCTGGCATTATTTGAACTCACAGTCCACCATAATTTCTGTGAGGCAAGCCACCATATTCAGTTCGTGGTCTGGAACAAATGCTGCTTGATATTGATATTTTGCCAAATGAAGTACCAATTGTGGCACAGAATTTGGTTTTAAAGATTCATAAAGACTTTCATATAACTTACGATAAATTTTAACAGGATCATTATCTAAATTATTTGTAACCCATTTACGAACAGAACCAAAATCTTTTTCTTTTAACGATGTAACCAACTCGCTAAGTTGTATATCAGCAACAGAGGAAAGAATACCAGTATCGATACTTCCAGAAACGGCATATCTTTGAAGTTCATTAAGAACCCTACGATTGTCCGGAAAATGTTTTGTAACGACTGCGGCGACAACAGATTTGTCATAAGGAACTTTTTCTTGTTCCAAAATCCATTCAACTCTTTTAAAGAATGCTGCAGCCATCTTTTGTTTAGAACCGTTGATTTTAAAATCGATAACAGAACAACGAGAGTGGATCGGATCGATAATACGATTTTTAAAATTACAGGTAAAGATAAACGAACAGTTGGAAGAATATTCTTCAATTGCACCTCGCAACGCTGGTTGAGTTGAATTAGGATTAAGATAGTCTGCCTCATCTATGATGATGACTTTGCGACCACCCATGAGAGAAACCGATGAAGCATAACTTTTGATTTTAGTACGAAGAACATCAATACCAGACTCATCAGAACCATTGATAACAATATAGTCGCAACCAATTTCTTCACAGAGGGCTTTTGCAATCGTAGTCTTGCCAACGCCGGCAGAACCCGATAATAGTAGGTTTGGTATTTCTTTTCGATTGACATACTCTTGAAAGGTGGATTTAATTGCATCTGGCAAGATACAGTCTTCCACCCGTTGTGGCCTATACTTCTCCACCCATAATAAATGCTCGCTCATTCAAAACTCCCATAATATAATTAAGATAAAACACAATTTACTACCATTCTATAATCTGAATTCTTTGGACAATTTCCTCCGTGAATTAGATTTGAATCAAATATAACTGCTCTGCCTTTCTTTGGTGTAACTCTCGAATGTTCTTTTATAAGACCAAGAGGTTCACCTAGAAAATACTTATCATAAAAGATTGTATCACCATCTGCATCATTTACATAGTACAATAATGTTTTTCTGCCAACACTATTATAAACACCATCAAGCAGACGCATACCATCAGTATGAGGTTGTTGTCTTGTTGGTCCTGCTTGTGGTAGTAAAAGATTGGCTTTGATTCTTTGTAGGAAAGTATCCGTCTCTCCCATTCTTTGTTGATACTCAGCAATTAGAGGTGCAATGTATTGAAAGAATTTACTTTCAATTTCACCATCACGAGCAAACATATGACGGAACTGAATATGCTCTTTGAATGGTTCATCAATATAATAATGTTCATCCAAAGGATATTCACTTACAGACCAAGGAAAGAAAGTCCAAGGAAACTCATGACTAGTTAATAATCTTACGATGGAATCTTGAAATTCCACCGGAAGAAAATCATCAATAACTAAAGGTTCCATTAGGCAGGTACTACTGTGCCTTTTTTCTCATTTGCGATCCAATACTGAATCTTATCTTTTGTATTGGTGAAATGGGTTAGACCTTTGAAGGAGATTACGGCAGAATAAGTGCCAGGAATCATTTTGAAATTGTCTGTGTTATAAACAATCTTATACTTCTTGCCATCGCCTGTGCCAATTTCAAGTGAATTGGTATGTGCAGCATCATTGTCTTGGTCAAAAGTAACGATTTGAATTTTATCGCCATCAGATTCAACGGCAATATTAGGAGACTTCAATACTGAACAAGTCTTTAGAATCCACTCGTAATCTTCTGCTGTCAATGTAAACTCAACATCCTTAGTAGGAAGATTTAAAGTTTTTTCTGGTGCAACAGTAATCATTGAATCGGCAGTTTTACGATACTTAATTTTCTGACGACCATTTTGAAAGTTGATATTCTTCTCATCAAATACCAATTCTGCTTTGTCTTTAAACAAAGAATGTACTGATAAGAATTCATTCAAATCTTCAACACAAAACTCATCATCAAAAGCATCTTTGATTTCTGCTTCAGCCATAACATTCTTAGAACCAGAAATGGTTTTTAGTGTATTGCCTTTTTTAAACTTTAAACCTTGATTGATTGTAGCAAAGTTTTTAAGTACTACGAGGGTTTCATTTGACAGCTTCATTTACTTCTCCATTATCTAAAAAATTAATTGTATCATGTTCGTACAAAAACATCAAGCAGCACAGCGCATGTGCCAAGTGATTCTTACCAGTTTCTTGGTCATTTTGTTCACCAGATTTCCAAGCCCACAGATGCCGTTGTGCAGCATCAAAATATCTACGCTTGGAATCTGGTACTTTTTTCCAATTATCCGGTTCATACTTCTCTGCACCAAAAGTTAAAATCTCTACTGTTGCTTTAAGTGCATTTGGTGGCACTAAACCATACTGCAATTTACCGCCATCAAATTTACGACCACCTGTGGTTGCAATCTGTGATGCCTTTACTTTATCAACAGAAGAATGTTCAAATTGATAATCTGCCGGACCATAAGATGTTTTTACTGAATTATCATGTAATCTTAATGTATAAGGTTCATTGGTGACAGTATTCTTTTCATAATCATATCTCCATGTAGTATTAGCCATTGTTTTAAAATTACTTTCTAAATGTTGTTTCATCCAATCTTCTGGCGGCTCATGCACAGTATTTTTACCATCAAGTGTTCTCATTACTTTTCCTTACGATATAAATCTCGAATTGTTTCAATACTAGAAACAGTATTTGCTGGAATTGCACGATAAGGAATCTTACGCAACAATTCTCTTAGTTTTTCAATGTTATACATTACATTTCTCCGACATAATTAGCAACAGCCGGCATATCTCCTTGGAAGTGATAAGTTCCAATATGAGATGTTCTCATCCATGGACAGAGATGGATTGTACCACCGATTTTACGCCACATCTGACAGAACATATAATCTTCTGATAAGTAACGGTCTGAACCTCCGCCTGTAATAGAATCTTTGGAATCAATTACAGTATCAAAGAAGGCATGAATGTAACGAGAACCATCAAAGTGTGCCTGACCAACGTGGTCTGGTTTGTATCGAATCATTGGATATGCTTCTTGCATTTTAGCAAATACTTCACGCTTAATCATCATGAAGCCAGTACCAATTTCTAATACTTCAAGTGGTTCAGACACAGTAAATTGTGCCGTACCTTTAACAGGATTGAAAACATAATCACCTGTTACTTTTGCCAAAAGGTCAGCATCAATATCAGGATTCTTTTTGATTGCTGTCTTAACAGATTTCCACTTAATTGCTTTCTTAGGATAAGGACCGCCTGATACGTCTTTGTCCATAGCCAATAAAGCGATTACATCTTGTGGATTGAAATGAATATCAGAATCGATAAACAACATATGAGTGCAATCGGAACGATGGATAAATTCGTCAACAAGATAGTTTCTTGCTCGTGTAATTAGGGACTCATTGAATAAGAATGAGAATTTGATTTGTACGCCATACTGCATACACATACCTTGTAAATCAAGGCAGGCTTTCATATAGAGACCGTGATTTTGGCCGCCATACATTGGGGTTGCTACAAACAGACTCTTTGTTTGTAAATCTTCTTTTTTAATTGAAATTTCCATTTGTGCTCCGATAATTTAAAAAGGGGGACCGAAGTCCCCCAACACACAGATTAAGCTAATGAATAACCAGCTTTGAGTGCAGCCTTAACTAAACCCTTAGTTGGCTTACCCATACGATAGAAAGCAACTTTCTTACCATCAACAGTTTTCTTGTTGGTGTAGATTACATGACCTTCTTGACGGAGTTCGTCAATGCGGGCGGTAACATTGGTAATGCCGAAACGGCGTTGTGCTTGTTTGACAGTAAAAGTGTTGTAACCAGAAGGTTGTTGTAAAGCGTTCAACATCTTTTCTTTAGCAGATAAATTGCTCATAGTAATACTCCATAGTAAAGTTAAAAAATCCTTGCGTGTTGCAAGTTCTCACATCATATCATTATGTATGTGTGTTTGTCAAGCATTTATCGACCAACTTGTGGTAAATATTTTGCTTTGGTTTCTTCCCATGATAGGTAAATCAAATCATCATAGAAAAGAGTTTCATATGAAACATTGCCTTTTTTCTGTAATTGCCGAATACGACCTTTGGCATACTTTGTTTTCCAAATGGTAGACAATGCTTCTTCACTGGTATCAAACGACTTTACCAAATCTTTATCTGTAATTTCTTTACGGAGAAATTCATTGGTATTATTATAAAGTGGACTAAAGTAAATACCACGTTG